GACGAACAAGTAATTCAAAGAGGATACCGGTATTTTTATACTTTGAATGCTTAATATTCATTCCTTAAGGTTTATTATAAATATATGGAGATATATTACTCTTTGATTTGTGACTCGTCTAATAATGATTCTTTGCGATTTCCTAATGATTCAAGCAATGACATGTTTTTAGTATATGCTATTTTGGCATCTTCCTTCAAACTTGGTTGATCATCATTTCTCATATCTTTTCTACCTAAACGATCACGTCCAAAAGCATTATCTTGAGTATTGATATTTGATGCTTTTTCTTGGGGACGACCTAAAGGTTCTTTTTCATCATAACCCTCAGGCACTGAAGCATCATCATATCTTCCACGGCCGTATAATGAAGCTAAATCATGTGGTGTACCATATGAACGTCCTGTTGTAATAGGATCATTACCTTCTGTTTCAATTTGTTGCATACGGAATCTACGCTTTTGGTCTTGAACAAGAAGATCTCTATATTCTTCATATTGGTCTTCACTAAAGTGGAATACGTGCTCATAAATCCAATCAGTAGGAAGTAATTTATTTTCCATAATTTGAGCAGCTAAATCTACTTTTTCTTTCATCAATGCAATCTTTTCTTGATCATAAATGATTGATGGAGTAGTTAAGTCTAATTCAAAATTAGTCATTTGTTCATCTCTATACCCTTGAGCATATAAGTGAACTAATGCAATTTTATATAATTCTGAAAGAAGAATACGTTGGATACGGTCAATTGTACGACCAAAACGGATATCTTCAGCTGCTAATGTAGCTTTACCTTGTAGATTTTCATCGTAACCCATAAATGCTTTAGGCACTTTAAGAGCTGCGAATAGTTTTTCTCTCAAATACACAACGTCTTCAATACCAGACCATTCAAGTCCTTTTGTAGTATCAATTTTAGTTGATTGGTCATTACCTCTAACTGGGATATAGAAGTCCTCCATGATGTTTTGCATGTTGTACTTCAAATTATATTCACCAGTATTTTGATCCATAAACGGAGTACGCTTCATTGTAGAAATTGTTTTCTGCATGAAGTTTTCTACTTCGTTAGGTGGAATAGAACCTACGTTTACATAGAAAATACGTTTTTCTGGGGCGCGGACAATTCTGTGAATCAACATCGCGTCTTCCATCAATGAGTATTGTTTGTATAGGCGACGAGCAGGCTCAATATATGAACGACCATATGGAAGGTAATTTACATCCGATAATAATCTAAAGTGAGCAATCTCGTAATTATCAAATTCAATAGTATTTACAGTACTTTTTTGATTAGGAGTTACGTAATAACCAGAAGAAGAACCACCTAAAATACCTTCAGGATTATAATTGAATACTACTTTAGATGGATTTTCTGGATCAAAATTTTCTTTTCTTTCAATATGGTAAGCTGAGTATGGGATAACGTTGTATACACCAAATTTTTCAGAGATTTCTAGTTTGAGGAAGAAATCACCATACTTACACATTTGACGAGTCCAAGACCAAAGATTAAACTCAATGTTGAGGACGTCGTAGAATAAGTTATATAATACTTTTTGGATACCTTCATCTGAAGATTTGATTTGGAGTACTTCACCCATATCATTTTTGAGAGTACACTCATCAGAAATAATGTCAAGGGCAGATGCGATAATAGCATCTGTATCCATTAAATCATAATCAGAATAAAGATAAGTTCTTAGATACTGATAATTGAGGTTGAACTGAGAACCATATAATGATGTAGATGCTGGGTTTCTATAAATTCCTTGGAATCTATCCATTAAAGAATTTGTAGCAAACTCGCCTGATGTTTGGATATGGTCAGTATCAACTACTTTAAGTTGACCACCCCCAACATTACGAATTACTACGTCTGAAGCAAATAATCTTTCTAACCTTCTGAATAAACTAGTATCAGCCATTGTATTGTTTATTATTATAAATATTATCTAAGAAGCCAACTAATATCCTCGTCTTTACCATTTATATTTTGCATATAAGGGTTTTGAACATAGCGACCACTAGCATTATTATATCCACCTTGATATGCTACTTTAGCACTAGATATATTACTCAAAGCAGCCTTAGAAGCATCTATAGCATTTTGTCTAAATTTATATGAAGTGTCTCTCATAAACATAGCCGTACCAAATGACATAACGAGGTCGTCGTTATATCCTTGTTGTGCTTCAGCACGACCATTTTTCCAAATAAACACTTTCATTTCTTCTAATAATCTTTTCGATTGAATTATAACAGATTTATCGTTTACGTATTCCTGGAATTTACCTATTACCATAGGGCGTAGCCTTGATGACATAGTAAAACCAGGAACCATTTTTGATGTATCCATATACTTGTCAAAATACGACTCACTTAGCGAGGAATCACTCTTAGATGAATAGTATAGATTAGAATATCCACGATCTATTACAGTTTGTATAGTAGCCCAACCAATCGATGCGTTTTCAATTACTAAAAGGGCTTCATTATATTCAGTAGCAACACCTACTAATAAATGACCATATTCTTTAGTTCCAATTTGTCCTTTATATTCTGCTACTTGTGTATTAGTTTCAATATCAATTACGTGGAATGCTGAATAATCTTTACCATCACCTCTAGCTACGTCTGCTACAACTAAATAATTTCTTGAATAATCAGCTGGTTGCCAAATCCATAGGTTTTGGTCTGCACCACGTTTTTCAAGAGGATCTTTAATATAAGTTTGTTCGTAAAATTCAATATATTCCCCATAAAATACAACATCACCAGAAGATGCAAAATCGCAATCACATTCTTGTGCTGCCATTCTAGGGTCACCTAGTAATTCATTTTGTCTATCTCTCCATACTTGGTCTCTATCAGGGTGAACATACCAAGGTAATTTGATAGGTAAAAAGTCGTTTTCAGAATTTTCTGCTCTAACCCATGTTTGGTGGAACCAGTTACCTGTACCATAAGGAGTAGATAATACAATAGCACCACCACCAGTAGCAAGTGTTTGTTGTGCTGATGCCCAAATCTCACCAATGTTTTCAATAAATGCAGCCTCGTCAATTAGTAGAAGAGAAACTGCTTCTGATCGACCTGCGTCACTACTCGCTGCTACTGCTTTGATTTGAGATCCATTTGTTAATCTAAGTGATAGTCGGTTATTTTCTGCTGTGTCAATTTTGAGCCAACTAGGAAGGTTTTCAAACATAAAACGTACCTTAGTTACCATGTTTTTAGCTGTTTCCTGCTTTGTTGCAATACAGAGCACGTTTTTATCTTTATGGAATAACATTAACCATAAAGAATAACCTGCGCCTAAAGTTGAAATACCTAACTGGCGAGATTTTAAAATAACTGAATATGGGTTATCTTTCCATAAGTGTAATACTTTTTCTTGGAAAGGATATAAATGGAATAAAATTCTACCTTGTTGGGGGTGCTGAATAAAACAGTATTTTTTCATAAAGTGTACTGGGTCTTGAGCACACTTTATATATTCTTGTTGGATTACTTGTCTTAAATTCGGACTACTCATTTTCCTAGTTTCCAGTACATACTAAGGGCGATAACTGGAACTAGATTTTGGTCAACACCAACCCCAAAGCTATATACTTGCTTCTTTTTTGTTTTGAATAACATTTCACCACCTAAGTAGTTTATTTGATCTAAATTACCTACACCACGTAAACCAAAATATAATTCCCTTTGGTTGATATATACTGTTTCTTTAATAGTTTTTCGTGGGTAAGTAAAATTATAAGCAATTTTTCTTCCTACGATTTGGTTTTGGGATACTGTATCAGTAATTGTTAAGTCTAGACTATCTAATACTTGTGTATCCTCGTATGTTCTAGTAGCATAATAATCTGCTAAAATGGCTGCTGTATCGATTGGGGTTGTAAATGTATCAATATCAACTTTAGTTACGTATTTGATTTTAGGTACATAAACTGGGTATTCTTTTTCAATTGTTGTATATTCAACAATAGTATCCCTAACAACACGTTCAGTAGGTTCAATAGGACCAGAACATTGTCTCATTAGGAAAATCACAACTACCAATACTGCAATTAGCAGTGATTGGATATTTTTAAAATATTTTTTCATGTTATTTTATAGCAGCTACCTTTGCTTCAATATCTACTTTAGCGTCTGCCCACTCTTTAGCATAAGCGTCTTTGTCTAAGATACGATTAGCAGAATCAACAACACCTTTATCAACCATAGTTTTCAACCAAGATTTGATCATTTTTGTTTTTTCTTGTTGACGGAGTTGGCTTAATTTTGATTTATCAAATTTACCACCTGAGCGAGCAAGTTGTTTGAGTTCTTTATCTGATGGTCCTTCTTCATCTTCACCCCCAGCGTAATATTTTTTCTTGCCTACTGAGAATGTTTTTGGTTTAGCTTCTTTCTTTTTAGCAGCAGGAGTAGCTGATTTAGGGCGACCACGTGTACCTTTTTCTTTCTTTTCTTTAGGCTCTTCTGATGCTTTACGACCGCGTTGTCCTACTTCTCTTTCACCTCTTACTAAATCAATGAATTTATTTAATTGGTTATCGAATAAATCTTCATCACCTAAAGCAGCGATTACTTTATCATCAGCTTTTACGGCTTTACGAACATCTTTCTTTTCAGCGTCAGCATTAGCTTTGATTACTTTTTCAATAGCTGATTTCAAGTCACCAGCGATTTTAGCCATTTCGTCAAGTTGCTCTTCTTCTGCTATTGTTACAGGCTTACCTGTTTTTTTAGCAGTAGCAACAGCTGTTTTTACAGTATTAGGATCTTCATCTTTGATTTCAGCTGGGTTGGTGTTTTTATCTACCATAGTGAGTTCATCAATGATCATCTCACGGATTGAAGCTTTTAAATCAGATTTTTTCATTTTAAAAAGATAATAGGTTTTGTTATAAATATTATAAACCTAATTGAAATTTCAATTGTTCAATGCGTTGCTCAGTAGGTCCTTCAAGAATGCCGTAGTTTTTGATACGATGTTTTTGTTGGCTTAAAATATGACGAATAAAAGTGTCAATTGTATCTCTATAATCTACATCTGTTTCACGAACACCATTATCTTCAATTTCAACACCTTCAGGAGAAACATAAAAAATATGATCGTATTCTTTAATTAAACGCATAGCATAAGCATAAAATGCTTCTTTATCAGTCCAATCTATTGATTTAGAAGCTTGAGTAAAAGCTATAACATCAATTACAGTACGATCTGTAATAATATTTTCTTGGATGAGTTCACTTGCACGTTCTGCTAGAAATACTGTTTGTCCTTTAAGTGTTGAATCAGTATTTAAGGGAATACCTTGTGACATTAAGTATTTAGAACGCTCAGTTCTAAACATATAATCCTTAAATTCAGGCAATTCTTGCAAAGCATGAACAAGTGTAGTTTTACCTACACTCATTGTTCCACATAATCCTATTTTCATACGTTTTTATCATCTAACCATTTACGATACACTCTATAGCTATCACTATCAAAATGTTCTGTTGAAACCTCAAACAAAATACCATCAGTTAAAGCCATTACTTGGTGTGGTTGGCCTGGGAATTGTCTTACGGAAT